CTCATCAATCTCAGCGGCACGGCGTTTCTTGGCTTCCCGTTTACGCTTGTCGGCTTGAATCTGGTCTCTAGTTATCTGTTCTGTACGGGCTACTATCTTGAACCATATTTCCATTTTGTTTGACTGAAAGAACAGCATTTTGACTTCTTCTTCAAAAGAACGTGCCGACTCAATAGCCATCTCTAATTCCATAGCCTGCTGTCTAGCCGAGCCTTCAAACCCACCAGCTTTGATGACCTTGATCGCCTCTTCTTTAGCTCCGAAAAACTGCCCAAGACACGGGCCTAAACTCTCAAGATTCTTTACGGTGCTGACTGTCGCTTTGACTAACTTAATGGCTGTATTTACAGCCGCAAGCGCGGTAAAGGGGTCTAGCATAATTTTTTTTTGAAAAGGTCACAGCATGATTAGTTTTTTTATCAAATTAGCCGCATGGTCTGGCCCGAACAAAGACATTGCCGCAATGAGATACAAAATGTACTCAATGCGCTGCATACGCTTCGAGCCAGTCTCAAACCTCTTGAGAATGTCATCGTAGCGTGCGGCGCAAATGGCTTCGTGTACGCTCAATCGCTTGTCCGTGTCATTTGCAAGTTCGTGAACGTCAGCCATATTAATCAAAACCTCGCAATGTCTTTGCTAAGGTCTTGCGCTTGACCATTTTGGGCGAGTCAGTAGACTTCACCGTCAATTTGGAGGCAGGTATCTTTTTGTCAGCAGGAACGCCAAGGGCTTTCTTCAAAGCGCCGGGCTTACTGATTGCTTTCTGTATCCACTTGGTTGCCATTTGGAACCTCTTTTGGTTTAGCCGCGTCTTGAATGGCTTGGATTAAAGAAAACACATCTTGGTAGGGGCGCGTACCCAAATACCCAAGGACTTGGTTTACTGTTTCAATGTCAATTTGAAGTTTCATGTTTTTTCCTTTAAGGCTGAGTCGGCCAAACCATTGTCCAAGGAAAGCCGTCTGCTTTTGTAATATCGCGCAATGAAGCACGATAAGTAGCCCATACAGCTTTGTCAGCAGTGCTGTCGGCAATCTGAGTCCAGTCGGAGTCAGCTAAACGCTTGGTTCGGTCTGCACGAACTGCTGTAGCTTGTTCAGCGTCCTTTTGAGCCTTATATGCAGCTTCTTGTTCAACAGCGGTAGTTTCATTATCTGTAAAGATAGGGCCAGCAATGTACTTGGTAAACCATTGCTCACCAATCTGCTCAACTCCTGACCGTTGGCTGAATTGATAGGGCGGTGTAGTTGTGGCTTGTGGGCCTTCCAATACTGGGTCAATACCTAGTTCAGCCATAATTTCAGGTGTAAGCACCTCGAAGGATGGGCCATTGTTTGTCAGCAAATAAGCGCGGTATTCGCTCTCAAACATGACTTGACCGGATGATGTTCTAATTTCCATAATGTTTCCTTATGCAATTGCCAAGAAGATGTACGTGCCAGCGCTGACGTTGATAGCCGCCAAAATTGCTGAGTTCAGCGCAAAGCCTGTTGATACCGTGGTCACTGAGCCAAGCGTAGCGACTTCAGCCGCTGTGCTGTTTAGCAGCAGGTATGGGTCTGTCAATACCGTCATGCCACGGGCTGTGTCATATGTGTACCAATCCCCCGCCGCATCAGTGCGTTTGATAAGCACGAATCTAGCCCCGCCCGTGAAGCCGCAGTTTATGGTTTGTGTTGTGCCGTTTCCTGTGTAGGAGCCTACTTTACTCACTCCGGGGCAGGTTGCAAAGAGGTAAGCTACAAAATTATCTCCAGAGGTATTTGTACCGAACCCATTAGTAGTGGTAAACGTTGTGCTTGTCCCGCCCCATACGGCAGTTGGATAGTAACTAGTAGGTGTACCAGTAGAATTTAATATAATACCATCAGATGCAGGATATTGCAAACCGCTATGATAACACCACCAATTTTGTACTACTGACCTATCTTTAAATATGACAAATTCTGGAACCGCCCCCAAATTATGGTTTATTAAGCCGGAGAATGTTCCCGTCCCCGTATAGCAAACCTCATCAAAAAAGCCGGGGGCGCGTCTGAAGTTCCAGAATATTGCAGCAGCGTTATTCCAGTAAGTGCTATCAACGATTCCTGTGTTGTTATCAAAACCCAATCCCCCGCCGGTTCCCGTTACTTCTGCATTTGTTCTATTTGTTGTAAGGTCTTGGTAAGAACTTGTACTTGTGCCCCGCAATCTATCTATTGCATATTTCTGTGCTGTTGACGATCTTAAAGTGTTAATACTTAAATCAACAGGAAAACCCGTAGTCAATGTTTGCGGATTAGTTGTTGTTGTCTCTAAGTTAGTACTAAACACCTTAGTCCCATCCGTAGGAACCTTCATCGGGCCTCTGCGGATGGCTACATAAACGTATGTGCCGCCGTTTTGGTTGAATGCGGCTTGGTTAGCAAAATTAAATCCTGTTGCCGTTGGGAAAATAGTAGCAGCCGCAGTTTCTGCATCACTTGTGTTGGGATACAAAGCCTGTGGAACACCGGCAACTGAAAGCCCCCGCATAGTATCTAATAGATACCAATTTTGAGCCGTCGAATCTGTTCGCCAAACTAAAAGCCATTGTGGTTCATACCCAAGAGTCACAGGATTTCCTGAAAGAGACCCATTTCCTGTATAACCACCACAGCTAATTACATTGTCTGTTCCAGTAAGTCCAAAACCACCGGAATTCGATGCGAACAAATAAGCTACATACGTTTGACCAGATGCGTTAACGATAGCGTTATTGCCAACTGTAAATACTGTGCTAGTTGGTGAGGTATCTTGAAAATAAGAAGAGGCTCCAAAAAATCCTGTTTGCAAATTTAAAAATGTTTGGTAAGAAGCAGGGCTAACACCACCATTGTAGCTTTGATGATAAACAGGCCAATCGCCTGTTGTTGACGTACACTTAACAATAAAACAACCGGGTGTTGATCCTAGTGAATGTGCTATTTGCCTATTAGAAGACCCATTCCCCGTATACGTCACAATATCAAAGAACTTAGGCTGCTTGCGGAATGTCCATCCAACATAAGTTAACCCACTAAGATTAACCCAACCATTAGTTGCATCAGTACCTAATGTAAACCCGTTAGAGTTAAATGCCGTAACCATGTTTGCATTGGTTTGCTGAGCATTTGTTAAGTCAGACATTAACTGGCTGTTTGTGCCGCGAACGGTATCTGTAAGCGCATTGTCTTTACTGTTGCTTCTACTCTTAATCCAAGTCAGACCGCCACTACCTGCCAAATCAATACCGTTATTGATAGTATTGGCCGCACCCGTACCTGTCCAAAGATACGTAGAAAACACATCCTCAATGTAGTTAGGAATAGCAGCCACACCACCGCCAAAGGCATCAGCAGTTACATTCCCTGTTGTTTGTTGTAGTGGCATTATTTGTACTGAGTTAGTGAAGCCAACACCGTATATGTTGCGCTTGCAGTTTTAATTACGGCAAATCGGTAAGTATCAAGACCAGAAGCATTACCAGCAGTAGGAGCGCCACCAATCCATTTAGGTGTTACCGAGGTTCCGTCAATAGTCACAGCGCTGTTGTAGTAGGCCGTAGTGGTCTGCGTGGTTACTAAAGTAAATGTCACTGACTGACCCGTAGCCAAAGCGGTGTTCATGCTTGTGCCGCTGCTAAATGCAATGTTCAGTGTCCAGTTATTTGCTGCATTGGTTGTGTAATATTGGACAGAGCCAGACTGAACATAGAAGTTTGTCGTTGACGCTGGAGCCGAAGCGACTACGTTAACCGTTTCATTTGAGTCAAGCAGTGACGTTCCAAACGTGCTAGTTGAGCCGCTAAAGGTTTGAGTTGCTGTAAACGTTGTGGCTGTGCCGGGGGCAACGTAATCTGTACCCGCCGTAGCGGCAGAGATTGCCGTGCCGTTACCTTTTAGAACACCTGTAATGGATGTTGTCAAAGTTATAGCTGGGGTTGTTGTTGCGGTTGCAACTGTGCCTGCAAAGCCATTGGCAGACACTACGCTTGCGCTTGTTACTGTGCCGCCACTACCTGTCGCGGCAATTGTGATTGCGCCACTACCATTTGTAATGGTGACGCCAGAACCAGCCGTCAAAGTTGTTTTTGACAACGTGTTGCCCGTTGTATTTCCAATTAACAATTGACCGTCGGTGTAGCTGGTTTGCCCAGTTCCACCATTTGCAACCGCTAAAGTACCTGCTACCGTCACAGCCCCAGAAGTAGCAGACGACGGCGTTAAGCCTGTAGTGCCAAATGTGATTGTTGTAACTGGCGCTGTAACGGCATTACTTGCAAGAAGTTTGACAATTCCCGCGCTATTTTTAAAATACAACTTCTCATCAAGCGTGTTAAGCGCCAACTCGCCAGCAACAAGATTTCCAGCAGATGGTGTTGCCGCCGCCGTAGTTGTGTAATACAGCGAAATAGGGGTGTAGTTTGTAGCCGCCATTAGAATGTTCCTCCGAAGATGCCAGTTGTTGCCGTCACTGTTGTTGCGGCTACAGTTGTAAATGCGCCCGTGTTCGTAGATGTAGCACCAACAGTTCCATTGATGTTAATTGATGCAGTACCCGTCAGGTTAGTAACTGTACCGCTTGAAGGCGTACCCAGTGCGCCGCCATTGACTACAAATGCCCCTGACGAGCCTGTATTGACCCCCAGAGCCGTTACAACGCCTGTTCCAGTAGTCACGGTGCTTGGAGCAACTCCAGCACCGCCACCAATCATTAAAGCGTTTGCTGCCAATAATGCAGAAGTTGCCCAAGTGCTGGTGCTTGTGAAGTAAGGTACGCCGCCGCTTGTCCCAGCAACAGTGAGGGCTAAAGTGCCGCTGGTCGTTATCGGTGAACCAGCAACCGAAATGATGCCGCCTGTAAATGATTGGGCAACGCTTGTAACCGTACCGCCACCAGAAGAGGCAATCGTAATTGTGCCAGTTCCGTTGGTAATTGTGATGCCAGAGCCAGCGGTCAGTGTGGCTTTTGTAAGCGTGTTGCCTGTTGTGTTGCCAATTAAAAGTTGACCGTTTGTATAGGTTGTATCGCCTGTTCCGCCATTAGCAACAGGTAAAGTGCCGCTGACATGGGTGGTAAGTGCAATCTTGCCATAACTAGGGGCTACGCCTACACCGCCAGAAATCAATGCATTGCCTGTGGCTACATCAGCAAGTTTGCTCAATATACCCGTAGTGCTTGCATAAATAAGATCGCCAACTGCATAACTTGTAATGTTTGTACCGCCGCTTGCTACAGCAAGAGTTCCCGCAACAGTCACAGCACCCGTAGTCGCCGTTGCTGGAGTCAGCCCAGTAGACCCAAAAGTAATTGAACTTACGCCAGAGCCTGCGCCTGAGAACTGCGCCCATGTAATTGCAGTAACGCCAATTGTGCCGCCAGCATTAGATGTGCAAACCCAACCCGTATCGGCTAATGTGGTGCCTGTTTCTACGAAGACATAAGCCCCCGGCACCTGCGCCCAAGTGTTCATGTCCGTAGTTCTTGTCCACGCCCCCGCCGCACAGAGGTAAAGTCCATTGTCTGCTTGCGCTGTCTGGTTCTTAACCAACACGCGATCACCAGAAACCAAAACAATACCGTCAATGGTTTGGGTTCCGCTCAAAGTAATGTTCACCGTTGTGCCAGCCACAACAGAGGCTTTGGTGTCTAAACCTTGCGCAACTGTATCGACATACGCCTTGTTCGCTATGTCGGTTGAATTAGATGGGGTTGTTGAAATCGTACCCGTAGTCAGCGTTACAGCGTTGATTGTTGTGTTTGTTGCGCTTGTAATCTGCCCTTGTGCATTCACCGCAATAACTGGAACGACTGAAGACGAGCCGTAAGTAGCCGCCGAAACCCCTGTTACATCAATGCTGATTGTTCCCGTCGAAGTAATTGGGCCACCAGTGAGGCCAGTTCCTGTTGCAATAGAAGTAACACCAGTTCCCGTGGTAATAGCACCCCATGCGTTGTTTGCGTAACCTTCAAACGTCGCTGTTGTTGTGTTGTATCTAAAATTTCCGTTGGTGGAAGAACCTCGTTGCCCAGTAGTGCCAACAGGGACAACCAAGCCCCCAGTCCCCGGCAACACGGGGTTGCTCGCAATAGCAATCGTTGGATTTCCGCTTATGCCAGTTCCGTTTGCAACGTCAATTTGACTTGAGGTTCCCGTAATGGTCGCGGAAGTAATAGCACCGCCAGTCGAAAGCACCACAAGGCCATTAAAACTGGCGTTGGCAAAATTTAACGACTGACCGCTTAAAGCAATGGTTGGGTCGCCAGATACGCCAGAACCGTTTGTAATTGACAGCCCGTTGCCAGAAACCGCTATAGAACGGCCTGTAATGGCCGTAGAAGACGTTTTAACTTGAAACCCAGTACCAGAGTTCACTAAGGACAATAAAGCGCCTGTGGTGCTGATATTGAAGAGTCCTTGCGCACCGCCGTCAGTGGTCACCAAACCATTGGTTGCACCCACATATCGACTGTTTGCCAGTTGAGGTGTCTGAGAGACCGTCAAATAGGTGTAAGTCTGGACAGGTGAGCCAGCAAGTGCCGCAGTCGTGGTTTGGACTGTCACCCCATTTTGGACAATAGGAACCGCCTCAGTGCCTGTGATAGCACCAGCCGCTGGGAGTTGGAGTATGGTGACTTGTGCAGACATTTATGTACTCGTATTGTCGGGAGGGTTCGGAGCAATCGTATCTTTATTTCCAGTATTTGTAGGAGTCTGAGTGTTTTGCTCCGTAGAAATTTGGAATTGGCTCGAACCATCAAGGTTTTGACTACCTGTCATCAAGAAGTTGTCATTTGTGGCAACGCTGACATCAGGACGTGGAAATCTCAAATTAATGCGCTCAGTCTTTCTGGCGGGAAGCCGATAAGGATCAAGTTGATCTTTGCAACCCCGCTCCGCGCAGACCCGTAGTCCGGGCGCGTTGGAGTCCGCCACCAGCGTGACAAAAGGAACTTTCATCTTGCACCTATCGCAAACCGCGATGGCAACAGATGTCAACCCCATAGTGTCAAGAAAGACTGGCATTATCGTGTATAGCAAGAAATATTGGGCGCAAGGTAGATCGGCGACTTGTCGCGCTCTTCCGCCTCGGCTTCTGAGTAATAGCGATCAGCCATCTTCTCAAGGTAGCCAACGCGATCCATACCTACTTGTGGCAACTCTAGGCTCATGCGGTGAGCCAACATAAAAACAACAGCCTCATACCAGCGCTGTGGGACTTCTAATTCGTCAGTAAGCGCACCAACGTCCATGATCTGGCGCTGATACCAAACCGTCATCTGAATGAACGGATCGCTTGGCGTAGGCCACAAATAAACCGTAGCCTGCGGGATTGTGCGGTCAAACCAAAATTGATAGGGCTGATTGGCCGTAAAGTTCTTGTTTGGTAAGTTGGTGTAGTCGTCACGGTTCAAACGAGCCATTTGAATTTCGCGGCTGTTGTTACCAAAGTACAACTCACGCAAAGCCAAAGTTGTGCTGTTGTAAGCACGAATGCGGTAATAGGCGACAGACTCGCCGGGGTCAATATCTGTCCACACCCATTCATTGTTAGAAACCACAATGGTTCCTAAGTCCTCCAACATTGCCCATGTTGAGTTGTCTGTGGAGTATTCCAGTGCAATTGACCAAGTAGCCGAGCCACCGCCTGCCACATAAGGCAAGAAGCCAATAGAGCCAATATAAATGGGGTTGCTAGGGCCAAAATTAACCGCAATATTGCCATTTGATGCGGTTTGCTGGCAGTATGTATCGACGTTGTTGTCGTACAAATTTGCCACCACACCGCCATCTGAGGACGTATATGCGCCATCGGGACGGTTCATTGTGCGGTAAAGCACATTCAAAACGTCAATACAACCCAACGGCATGGAGTAAATGTACTGGTCGGCGTTAAGGCCAAAAACTTTCTTGTTGATTGCCCAGTAATTAATGCCGATGTTGGCAAGATGGGACAACAAAAAGAAAAGGGATTGACGAGCGGAAAGAACCTGTTCAGAAGTCAATTCTTCGGCCAACTTTCCACACCGACGTGCGCCGTGATCTATCAGCGTTTGAACATTGATAACGGTTGTGCCGACGGTTCCAGAATATGCCATATCAACATTTCCACCTGTTTAAAGCCGCCGCCTTACGAGTTGGCTGGCCTTTTTCATCTTTCATTGGCCCCGGCATACCACTCATTCTGGCGCAAAATGAATCTTTGCGAGGCCCGCCTTGAGGCTGGGGTGCTTTTAAGTTTGAACCAGTCTCTCGATTGTACTTGTCGCGACCTTTTTGCGTAAGCCCCGCGCCTTGTTTTGTTGGCAGTTTTTCACCCCGCCCAATAGCAAGACTTGGCCCACCTTCTTTTAATTTGGCGGTTTTTGCTGACTGCTTGAAGTCTTCAAAAGTTGGCGCACCTTTGCTGCCAACTCTGCGCATTTTTTCCCCAGAACCTTCAGAGATTCTTTCACGTTTTGCATTAATGTTGTCATACAATCCGCCTCCTTTGAATTTTTTCCCCTCGTCAGCCTTGGCAAAGTCTTTGCCGACTTTTGTGGGGATGCCCACTTTCTTGGCGAACGCAGGGCTGTGCGCAACCGCCTCCATCAATCGATGCTGAGAAGGTGATTTGCTTGGCATGATTAAGCCAATCCAGAACTATTTTGGTTAAGCCAAATAGTGATAGTCGCCCCAGTACTAACAGAGTTAATAAGCAAAATAACGCCAGTAGCACTGACCGAAGCATTGCCAGAAGTATTTGCTGTTTTCGATGCTAGAGCAGTAATTTGCGTAGAAACAGAAGTTGCTTCATGCTCATAAACATTAGCAAAAGTTTCGTACATCGTGTAGTTAATTGTTCCTGTAACTGCGACAGTCATACCAGCCGCCGCCGCTGAACTAGTCAATGCAATTGTTTGGGCAATAGCTGTAACAGCGATACCAACAGCCAGCGTCAAAACACCCATAGTGGCTGATGGCTGAATTGTCGATATAGTCTTAAAGAATTTGGTGCTTGTAACTGTTGCCGCACTTGCTGGGCCAGCAATTGTTTCGCTGATACTGTGACCATCAGGGTCTATACCAACAATTGTAAAATTGATGCCAGCCAAAGTGGCTTGTACAGGTGATGTTAGCGTCACAAAGTGTGCCAAACCATCTGAAGTAGATGTTGTAGTGGTGGCCGTTGCCGCACCAGTGCTAGTAAAACCTTGGGCATTAAATGCCGTTGTTGAGGCCACCGCAGGTGTAAACGGGCCTAATGACATTGGTCGCATTTATTTCTCCAAAAATTAAAAGCAGGGGCCGAAGCCCCCACTCGTTTTCAACAAGCGCGTCCGCCACGCTTTTTACCCGCTGGTGACACTGTGACAGACTCTTTTGTCTTGGTCACACTGTCAGCACTCTTGGGCATGAAGTAGTCCCTTGCTTTGCCAGCAAGTTCTTTCACCATGCTCAGAGGATTCATTGCATCCTCAAGTTCGCGGTTGTACTTTCCAGTTTTGTCGTAAGCACCTTTAGACAAGTCCTGAACAGTCTTGCGTTCACTATCAGTAATTGAACCCTGACCAGAAGTTGAACCGCCACCATTCATCCGTTTGGGAGACCCATACTTTAGATTGCTATCGGTTTTGGCATCACGCATGGACATGAAGTTTTCAGCCTTATTGTTTTTCAACAAACGTGCTTCCGCAGGGGTTGCTCGGCCACCAGACTTGTAAGTACCAGCCAATTGGCTAATTTTTACAGACGATGGGACTGGCTTGCGACCTTGGGGCATCGCGACGGGTTTGCCTGTATCAACAGTTCCCCCCGTCGCGTAGGCTTTTTTTGAGGATTTACCCCCGTGCTTATAGCCGCCGCCATTGGACTTGGCAACACCACCAGTTGCATAACCACCGCCGTTACCGTTCTTTACACCGCCAGTTTTAGCTGGAGAATGATCGGGTGTAGCCGTGTGCATCTTGGTGTTTTTGTAGCCTTCGCCGCCCTTAGCCGACACGGACTCAGGGATGATGCCTTTGGAGTAAACCTCACCACCATCTTTATAGCCGCCTTGGCCGTTAACAACGCCGCCAGTGGCAAACTTCTTCATGCCACCTTTTTTCAGTTTCAATGCCGTTCCTTTGCCACCTTTATGCTCTTGCATATCGTGCTGTTTAAATCCTTCTTGATCATGGCTTTGTCTTTAGCCAAATCCATCTTTTCTTCTTTGCGCTCGTCGGCTTTGGACTCCATGTCTCCGCCGTCAGCCATGCAATCCATGCCGCCTTTAGACATTTTCATAGCCTTGCCGCCTTTTTTCATGCCGGGCATACCCATTGGGGGGCCAGAGGGAGTAATAGCAGGTTTTGCCATCATTGCTTTGCGACGCATAGCCATCGAGGGCTTCATAGGGGTGCGTACAGGAGCATTAACAGCAGGACGACCCAACAAAGCAGGTGTTCCAGCCATCATGTCCATAGCGCCACCACCCATAGCCATCTTCTTGGCTTTAGTGGTGCTACCGCCTTTTTTCATTTTGACCGCGCCGCCTTTGGCAAGTTTTAACTCCACCGTTGGCTCTGTGGTCATCATCTTGACCATTGGTTTAAATTGTCCCATGTCGCTCTCCTTATGCTTGTGTGACGCCAAACGCGCCAATACGGGTTGCATTCGGGCCTGCCGCAATTGCTGGCAGGGCTATTGCCATCACAAGGCGCTTGATGCCGTCCGCCGCTGAAGAGGGTAAAAAAGTGCCCCTGACATCACCAGTGGTGGTGGTGGCCGTCAACGTAGCGGCGGCAACAAAAGTACCCGCATCTTCCGCAAGCGTATTGTTCCAACCAGCGCGAGTAATGTACCCA